TAACTCTTCTCCCCACCGAAACACAAAGACGGTAGTACGGCATTCCTATCAATTAATAGCCGCTGGGCATATGGATTAGTACGGGTATCAACGACTCCCGCTTGGGTACTCCCAACCTAGCCCGAGTTGTGGGTCCAGTTGCTACCATCCTAGGACTCGGACGGTATCGAACCTTGCCAACCCACTCTCACTGTCAGTACTGTCCTCATTTGTGGCATAGCCTCTGATTGTATGTATACTTTCGTAAAGATGATTGCGAGCCCGCTGAAGGTGCCGATCATCTCCTGACGCTACGAAGTGCACGAATTCTTCGAATTTGGGATGATGTTTACAATTCTCAAGTTTCATAATTGTATTCAACGTCCAGAACTCCCCAACCCCAAAGCCTTCCTTCTCAGTATTGATTCCACGCTCTGCAAACAGTATGCGGCCAAGCATCCTGCATGTAGACATGACGCCTCCGTTCCCCGACCCACGTATCCACTGACGCTGTAGATAGTTTACAGTTGTATCTGACTGTGTGGTTTTAGACTCATTTAGCCCGAGTCCAAATTGCGAGTAATAGTTGGCTAGTTCCTTGATGTCTATCTCAGTATTGGAGAAAATTACACCATCATCTCCATTATTGAGTGTCTTGAAATCCAGGCCTTGATGTAGACCCTGTGAGTGAAGGAAAGCTAACGTCAGTTCTTTAAACACTAGTGTTTCAAGAATGTTCGTAAAGGTGACGCCTGACGCAATCCCATGTGTACCACTTTTCACACCTTGAGGCGTTACGACTTCGCCTGAGCAGTAATACTTCCAAATAAGCTGGGTATAGCTATCGGGGATATCCACTAACTGGTGCATTATCGAGAGATCGAACGCTATCAACTGAGGTCCAAAAGTAGCATCAGCTGCCTGAAAATCCAGACTGATGTAAAAGCGATACTTTTGTTGTAGTTTCCGTACCTCAGTGTCAACGTAGTCATCACCCCGTAAATGAGCGTACTCATCTACAAACGATAACGCATCGAGTAACGGCTTTAGGATCGTCAGCCCCGCAAACGTTTCAGCATGGTCAGCTCCCCATACTGGACGGTTCTTGGCTGGGCACCGTAACGAACGGTCATTCCAGTAGCCACCTGGTTGAACACGTCGAAACAGAACAAACGGGTATAAGACGTCCTTTCCATCGAGAAGTTGCTCCGCTCGCATCGCATATTCATGTATAATACTCTGTTTCCAGTTGGAGGTGAATATGGGCAAGCCAAGGTTGGTATTCCTTCTCGCGGATTCTACCGCTGATGTGATTGTGATGGGCTTGAGTTTGGAGAAGTGTCTTCGTAGTAGTGAGACCACATAATCGCCAGTAACATTAACAGTATCACGAGCCAATTTCCAATCGACGTTAATAAGGCCGTAGCGATAATAAGCTTCAAGGTTTTGTGACCACTCGTGGTACGGTCGGTGGTAGTAGGGTCCGAACTTGGTTGATTCGGTATTTTCCAGTTCGTCATATTGAGTTACCCCCAGAACGTGATGCCAAGATTTGAGAACAGATCGTGGTTCATCCCCTTTAAATAAAGGCGTTCTGTAACCATCGTTTTCTATGTTAAGGCGAGCGACAGAAGCAAATGCTGCTTTCCTCCCAGGAGCTTGTTGGAACTTTGCTTCTGAAGGGAATCCATTTCTTGAATTTTTCATTGTG